GTGCTGTGTTATTAGCACCTGTGGTATTAGCTTCCATAGAATTTTTACCTATGGCTACATTAAAACTTGCTGTTGTATTTGCTTTTAAGGAGTTCATACCAACTGCTACATTATCAGCACCTGTAGTATTTGCATTTAAAGCTGCATAACCAATACCTGTATTATTAGCTGCTGTGGTATTAGATGCTAAAGTACTTGTACCTATTGCAGTATTTTTATCACCAGTTGTATTGGCAGCACCTGCATTATCACCCATAGCTACATTTTCTTGACCTGTCGTGTTTGCAGTTAAAGCGTTATAACCAAAAGCATTATTATATGAGCCTGTTGTATTGGCATCTAAAGCTAAAGCAGCAAAAGCATTATTTCTAGTACCTGTAGTGTTTGCACCTAAAGATAAATAGCCAACGGCTGTGTTATTAGAAGCTGTAGTATTTTCTTGTAAAGATAAAGCACCAACAGATGTGTTTGTTGCACCTGTTGTATTAGAAGTTAATGATGCATAGCCTATTGCTACATTATTGTCTGCTGTAGTATTTGCATCTAGTGCAGCAGAACCTAATACTGTATTTGAAGCACCTGTAGTGTTTACCAGTAAGGCGTTTAAACCAACTGCTGTGTTGTTATCGGCTGTCGTATTAGCATTTAAGGCATTTACACCTATTCCTACATTTTGCGTACCTGTTGTATTTGATGCAAGAGCAGAACCACCCATTGCTACATTTAAGTTACCTGTAGTATTTGCTGCTAAAGAATTTTTACCTACAGCAGTTAATCCTGTTCCTGTAGTGTTTGCTGTTAAAGAATCAGCTCCAACTGCGGTGTTGTTACTTGCTGTTGTATTAGCTGCTAGAGAATTATCACCTACTGCTGTATTAAAACTACCTGTTGTTAAAGCTGTAAGTGCAACAGTTCCTATACCTGTATTATTTCCACCTGTAGTTAATTTAGTTAATGCTAAAGAACCTACACCTGTATTTTGGTCGCCAGATGTTAAATCATCAAATACTTCATGTCCTAGACCTGTATTATTTGAAGCACTAGATAAAGTGCCTGTTCCTGCATCATTACTGATAAGTAAACTTTGAGAAAAATCAGCTATGTTATATTTAATACCTACGCCATTTACAGTACCACCGCTTATTGCACCTGTAGTTGTAATAGAGTTAGATCCTGTGTCTATTGTGCCAGAAAATGTTATATTCTGCGCAACTGTAATTTGTTGACTTGAATTTATAGTCATAGCTGGCGTTGTGCCAACTGCTGATCCTAAACCAATAACTAAGCTATCTGAACTATCATCTAGCCCTACATAGTAATCTTGTGCGTTGCCATCAAAAACAAGTTTAGTATCTTCTGCGCCAGCATCACCAATAGTAAGACTTGGGTTTGTGCCTTTTATTATTACCGCACCGCCAAAATCTACTTGGCCCATGTCGATAGCTGTACCAGAAAGACTAAAAATTCCGTCAACTGAGTCTAAGTTGGCGTTAAGTTTTGTACCCCAAGTGTCAGTTGATGCCCCTACCTCTGGTTTTGTAAGGTTTAAATTAGTTGTAAATGTATCTGCCATAAAATATCCTCTATGCTGCGTCAGTCCAGGTTGTTGTTGTTACGGACTGATCTGTCCAAGTTGTTGTAGCTGGTGTTTGTTCTGTATAAGTGGTTGTAGCTACAGTCTCATCTTCCCATTTTAGACCACCTAAAGCAGAAAAACCACTTAATTGTGTAAATGTAGCTGAACCTCTATCTATTTGTCTGCCTACAGCAACAACAGATCCTACGGCTGCAATAGTAGATTGTCCTTTAAAGGTAAACCTACCCTCTGCTGTCATGTTAGAAACTATAGGACCAATACTTGCACCAAGATCAATTTGGTGTCCTGTAGCTGTCATACTAGATGCAGCTGCTATGACTGATGCACCTAGATCTATTTGTACTCCAGATGCAGTCATACCTGAGGACGCAGCTATAGTAGCTACGCCGTCATGTATAAGTGTGCTATCTGCGGTAAATCCTGATGATGATGCTATCGTAGAAGCACCTACAATAACAAATCTACCTGTTGCTGTAAGTCCTGATGTTCCTGCAATAGTTGATGCACCTGTTATTACAAAGCGACCTGTTGCAGTTAAAGATGATGATGCAGCAGCCGTAGCTTCTGCAAACTCGTATGATGGTGTTCCCCAATGGCTTCTGCCGTATTTACTAAAGCCGTAGCCTACTGAGGCCATTGTATTAAGCTAATGTAATATCTAAGTCGCCAGCATCAAATCTAAACACATCACCACTACTTACTGTTTTATTTGCAGTAAGAGCAGCATAAGCAAGTAAATTACCGCTTGATGATGCGTCAAAAATACCAACTGCAACTACTGTTCCATAGTCAGCTGTAGCTGTTGGATATTCAACTGCTGCTGCATTTGTTGCGGTTGTTGGGTTTGTGCCAGAAACATTAAATGTAGCTGTTTGTCTTGCGTATGCGCCACCGCTTACTTCTGTTCCTCCACCAGTATCAGATGGTGCTGAAGTATATAAGGCAACATGCAAAGTTGATGGTGCTGTAAAAGCATTACCACCAAATACATGTTCTAAAACTTTATCTTCTAAATAATCGCTAAATCCAGACATTTATATTCTCCTAATTGTTCTTCATATAATATATGTTTTTACCAGCTTTGCCATAAGTTTTTCTTCTTTGCATAAGAGATCCTTTGCCAAATTCTGCTTTTTCTTGTTGTAATCTTATTTCTTCTAAGGCTTTTTCAAACTGTGTTGTAAATAAAGGTATTCTTTCATCCTCCATTAAAAATACAGATGCGTGTTTTAAAGCGCCATACAAATATGCGTCTGGATGGTTTAGTGAAACAAAGTTTGTTGTATTACTATCACTCAAAGCATCTATCTTGCTGTAGTAAGTAAGTTGCAAGGTATAACTTGTATCTGGTGTTGGCGCTAATTCTAAACTTTTGTCAACAACTGCATAGTAAATTGGTTGACCGCTTGAATTGTTATTTGATTTTCTATATACATCTAATGATTCTATTGACTGTTGAAATAAGGGTCTAAACTCGTTTGATGTTATTTCTATGTTGATTGCTTCTAACCAGTCAGTTGGTAAAGTTAGATATTGTGCATCAGCTGTAGCTGTTGCTCTTTTGACCATATCTTTTGTTCTTAATCTTCTATTAAGTTCGCCCTCAGTTGCATCTATAAAAAAATCTAATTGATCTGTGAGATCTGATCTATTTAAAAAATTAGCTATGTTTGTTTTTAGTTCTGCGTATGTCATATTCTGCCTTTCCAAGTTCTAAATAGTCTATTATCAGGATCGTTTAGCCATTTTTTCAATGCTTTTTTATCATTGATTGATCCGTCTCTAACCATCTGTTGATATATTACCATAGGAATCTCTGCAACATGACGAAATTCTTTGCCTGGTTTGTACTCAGACAAATTTTTCACATAGTCTAGGGTGGGTTGTATGTTTTGTTTGGTATGACAAATCATCTTATCATCTTCTGTAGCAAAGATGTTTTTACTATTTTTAGAATAATCTAATACAGTTTTATTTGCCATAATAAAGTGTGGGGGCATACACCCCCACATTACTAAGTATTAACCGCCGTCAGTTGATGAAACTTTAACATCTGCAATAATACCGTGTGCTGCTTCATTCTTCATTTCAAGTCCGTATTCTACGACTATCATTTTAGTTTGAGCATCTCCGATTGTGCTTATGTCAATGGTTTCAAAATTTCTGAGGTATGATACACCAGCAAATTCTGGATCTAACAGATGAACTGCTTGTTCTCTACTTCTGTTTGATGGCACAACTTGTAGTTCGCCAAAATCACCTGAGTAGATAGATACAGATGCTTCAATAGTGTTTGCATCCACAAACTGTCTAGCCTGTGATCTACCTGTGAAACCAGAAATAACAGATTTGTTATATGGTCCGCACATTAAGATTGATGGTTCAGCACCACTTGTAAAACATTGTTGCTGTACATCTTTTAATAAGGCCTCAGTTAAGTCTCTTCTAGTACCATTAGTTCTAGCAGCAGAAGCAGATCCGTTAGCGCCGTCAGATGCTTTGTTCACATTGGTTTGATACCATGATTCTAAAGATCTAGTTTGTCTAACAGTTCCAGCTGCACCTGCGTTTTTAGCAATATTCTGTGTAAGGGCTTCTTCCATATCTCTTTTGAGGGCTTTTGCCATCAAAGCTAATTGGTGTGCCATTTCAGAATTCTTGCCAGCTGCATCAGATGCATCTTGCGATCCTGTTACTGTTGCATCTCTTGAAGAGATCATACATACATTAGATTCTCTGACAGTAGCAGTAGAAGCTGATCTACTTAACTCAAAACCCTCTAACTGTCCAGTTGAGGATGGAGTTGGTAAACTTTCTGTTTGCCAGTCAAAGACCACGTTACTTACATTACTTGTACCGACACTTGATAGAAAAGGTGTTTGCATTGGTGATATGTTGTAAATTATATCACTTAGCTGTTCCCTATCAGCGGTAGCAGTATATGTATCAAAAGCATTAGTTACTTTTGCCATTTTTTTACTCCTTAAAAATTATATTATTTTTTCAAATACTTTAGCCGCATCTGTAATTTTTCCAGACTTAGCCAACCTTTGTTTTGCTTTTACCACAGGAGTTGCCGTTTTTGGTCGGTTTGTTGTTCCAGGCCGTGCCACCTTTCTAGCTGGTGCTTTTTGTGTTGGTTTCTTCTTTGTGGCTGCAACTGTTTTAGAGTTTAACCAAGCATTTCTTAAACCAAGTAAAGCACGATAATCATAAACCTGTTGTATTTCTTGCGGCGTATATTCCAACGCTTTTATAGCATATTCACTAATAGCAGCTTTTTCTTTAGCAGCAACCTCTGGGTTCTGCCATTCTGGAATTAATTCAAGAAGTCTTTGATTGCCGTATTGAACTTGTTGTTTTATAAGTTCTTGCTGTTTTTGCAAATCCTCTTGTTGGATTCTTTGCTGTTCAGCGTTTACCGCATTTAATTTTTCTTTCTTTTCATCCCAAAGTTGCTTTTCGCGAACATAACCAACAGGATCATCCTTATAAAGTGTGTCCCAGTCTGGCTCGTTTGCCAATTCGCCCTTTAATTGGGCTTCCATCTTCGGTAACAACTGCGAATAAATCGCATCTCTTTGCGCTACTTCTTTGGCTTGCTCTTCAATAGTTTTTCGCTGTTGAGAGAGTTCTTGTGTTTTGCGCGTATAATCTTGCTGACGAGAATAGCCATTGATAAGTTCATCTTGCGTGACCTGCTGTTCTATTCCGTTTACATTAACTGTAAACATTTGAGGTTGCTCGACTTCCTCTTCAATATTCGTTTGTTCTTCATCTAAATATTCGTCCTCTTCTGTAGAATCTTCTTCAACTTCAACATCTTCTTCAAGATCTTCAGTTTCTACTTCCTCTACTTCAGGAACATTTTCGGTAGGTGTTTCCACCACCTCAACTTCTTCGTTTAATTGTTCTTCTTCCTTATCCTCTTCAGGGGTTAAAAAATTTTCAAACATAGCGGTAGTTGTTTCGCCAGGTGTTTTGAGTGCAGTCGGTTTGTCCGTTGTTGCCATATAAATACTCCTTTATTGTATTTATGAATATTTTAAACCAATATTCTACAAAAAGGGGATATTTATCCTATATTTCTTATTTTGTTAATGTGTGTTTTTGTGAGTTTACCTTTTTCTACCATAATTCGTAGATGTCTTTCAACTTCAGGTAAAAGTAATAGTGATCTATGTAAATCTTCTCTAATCTGTGTGTCTGTAATATCTCTGGTGTTTAACCAAATATTTGTATATTCGTTTTTAAGATTTTCAAGCGCTTCTTTGAAAACATCAGAATCTAATATGGCTTCAGCTTGTGCAGCTTTGACAGCTTCTTCGTGTGTGATGCTCATACAAATAAACCTGGTGTCATTCTTTCTATAGAAAAATTGCCACCATCAGGAAGTTGCGGTGTTTGTAAATTTAAAAGACCTTGTTCTAATTGCATCAGCCTATTATCGAAACCACCTAAATCTGGTTGTTGTACTGTAGGTATGTTTATTTGAGCAATAGCATCATTAATATCTTTTTGTGTTACAAATTTAGATAAGTCTGGCTCTGCCATCATGGGTATATCCTGTTTCATAGCAAATTGGTCAAAGTCTGGTAAATTCAAATCCTCTCTTATATTTTCTATTGAAAATATACCGCCAGTTGGTCCTTTTGGTATTAAGGCATCTATATCTTGTTTTGTAATAAATTTTGTTAGATCAGGTTCTCTTGCTTCTAATAACCCGCCAATATCTTCTTGCTTGATGAACTGTGAAAAATCAGGTTGTTGCGGTACTGGTATAAGAGAGTCAAGTTCATCACGCAAACCTTGTCGCAAAGCATCTACATCTATTTGAGGTACAAAATTAAACCCACCAAGAATATCTACAGGTGGAGGAAATCTTAAATTATCGGGTGGTAAAATCGTTATATTATCACCCATTCCACCACCAATTATATTTGGTGGTAGTGTTCCGTAATTTGGTGGATTGACAGCAGAACCTCCAGGTAAAAAAGCTGGATCGTCTGGAACACTAACTGGTGCTGTTGTTACTACAGGTGCGTTTAGTTGTGCTTGTGTAAAACCACCTGGTTGGTCAGGAGAAAAACTTACACCTGGCGCAATAACTTGCTCCATAGGCAAACCGCCAGCTATAGATCTTGCATAGTTGTAACCGCTTGCCATTGTAGGATCTACTGTTGACATAATGCTTGACAAGTTTTGTAGTCCAGTCCCATAGTTTGCATTATTGTTAGCCACAAAATCTGCAATACTAGATATATTGCTGAGAGGATCACTCATATTTCCAGATCCCAATGCTGCTATGTATTCTTGCGGATCAAATTCTATTGCCATAATATATTCCTGATTTGTTGTAAGTTTAGCAAAGATTTAAACCTCATGCCATTCTTTACCAACAAATAGTAATGCCTCTGCCTCTCTTCTTCTCACTAAACCTTGTAAAACTTTTCCGCCTGCTTTGTTCCATCTTTTTATTTGTGTAGGTATGTCGTTCCAGTCTTTATGCGTACTATTTAATACTTTTAATAATGTAGAGCTTTTTAAATTAGCTGGTCCAAGATTAAACACCCATGATACCAAAGCATCAAATTCGTTTTGTTTTAAATTAACCTCAACCAAGTTATTTATATAACCCTCGTACTCTTCCATTTCATGGAATAACAATTTATCTGCTTCTTCTTGGGTGAGAGTATTACCCTCTTTAACACCTTTAGTAGATCCATAGCCTATTGTCCAAACTCCTGCCGCACATTTATATGCTTCTAGTTCGCAGCCCTCAAACTTTTTAATTAGTGACAAACCCTCTTGTGATATATTCATATTATTACTCCCAAACTTTTGTTTTAGTACCGCCATCATAATCTACTGCTAAATCATTTGCTTTTAACAATTCTGCTACATTGCCTTGCGAACAAAATATGTCTCCAAGCACTCTGCCATATTTATCAGTACCATAAGATTTTAAGGTGATGTCACCTACTAACCACTCTTTTAATTTTGATTTGGCCTGTAACCCAAGCTCTTTTTCTTTTGTTCTATGCGGTTGTCTTTTGGTATTGATCCGTGATTCTGGAGTATCAATACCTGCAATACGAACAGATTTATTATGTAGTTGCACAGAAAAACCGAGATCAATAGTTTTTAAACGCACAGTATCACCATCAATAACTTTTTCTAAAGTTACTTTATAAACGAAAGCATCTGGACTTGTCATTTGTCGTCAGGCGTATGTGAAGCACCAAAATAAAACGAAATGATTGCACTAGCCAAACCGCCGAGATAACCAAGCACTAGATTTATAAGAGCCTCGCTGTTTTGCTCTGGTGGTTGTAGTGTTACTAAAAAGATATATCCAAGAAAACCACCTATAGTAAACAAACCAATAATTCTTGCAGTCCAGTCTTTACTAAACATACCTCTAGCATGTTGTTTATCTTGTGTTTCTAGTTGAAATACATCTACATCAAGTTCTTTCATTTGCACTTCAAACTCTTGTTCTGCTTTTTTAAGTTCTAACATTTGCTCTGGCGTAGCATTTTGTATTGCTTGTTGTATTGTTTTTTGATCGTTAGATACGCCCAATACCTCTGCTATTTTACCCATAGCCATATTACCTAGTGGACCGCCCATAGCTGAACCAATAGTAGGTGCAACAGCACCTACAATATTTTTTAATAAACCTTTCATATTAGACCAACATTGATGTTACAACTGCGATTGATAATGCGCCTAAAAATCCAAACACACCAAATGTTGCAGTTTTTATTGTTAAATTAATTCTAGTGATTTCTTCTTTGATATCTGAAAATTCATTGAAAGCAGTTTTCCAACGCTCATGTGATATTGTTTCTAGCTTTGTAAGCCTTTCTGCAACATCTTTGACTGTCATTTTTTTTATTGTCATCAAACTGTATAAATTTTTAAATAATCTTTTTTACCTTTTACTTTAATAGGTTGTAGTGATTTTAACTCAAAATCACAATTTTTTGCAGTATTTTCGCCAATCAGGATATCTTCACCCACATCCTTAGTAGCTGATTCTAGCCTTGCAGCTGTGTTTACAGCGTCACCAATAGCAGAATAATCAAACCTAGTATCTGATCCCATATTTCCAACTACTGCCTCGCCAGTATTTACACCAATACCAATAGCAACTGGTTCTGGTAAAGTTTTTTGTAATTGTTGTATAGCTGTTCGCATATCTTGTGCGCAAGCTACTGCTCTTTTTTCATGTTCGTCTATGTCAAGCGGTGCATTAAATATTGCCATACAAGCATCACCTATAAATTTATCTACCATACCTCCATGTGCTTGTATGCAAGTTACTTGCTCTGTCAAAACCTTGTTCATAATATCTGTAACTTGTTCTGGTGGTAATTTTTCAGATAGGTTTGTAAAGCCCCTTACATCTGTAAATAAAAATGTGCAATATCTTTTTTCGCCACCAAGTTTAAGCAAGTCTGGGTTATCTTGTAATTGTTTTACTTGTCTAGGATCAAGATAATGTTCAAATTGTTTTTTGATCTGCTGACGCAGTTTGTATTGTTTTTGATAGTTTAAATAGAAAGCAATAGTAGATGTAACTATTTGTGACACAAAAGTCCACGAAAAGTCCAATAAAATGCCTTTTTGGATGCTAAAAACTCCTGAGAAGCTCGTAGTGAGCAAGAAAAATACAACTATACTTGCGCCCTTAACTACATTGAAATAATTGATTGTGAGCCATGTCAGAGATACGAAAATTGCCAAAATCAAAATTTCGGCTGCTTTTGCCCAGTCTGGTATGTATGGTGAGTTTTGTATCAAGATTGACTCAGATAATGCAGCTTGGATCTTGTGAGGTTCTAGTAAACCAACTGGGGTAGCAATTTGTGGCATGACTCCGTTAGCAGTTACGCCAACAAATACAAACTTATTTGCAACATTCATTTCTTGTAATGTAGTTTGCTGAGTATCAACCCAGCTGATCCATTTGCGACCAAGACTATCTGTTTTAACTGGTGGTATTCCTCGTATTGATATTTCTTCTATACCATTATCATTAGTTTTTATAATGTAAGTTTTGACATCAAACAAGGCTTTATATATTTGTGTGCCAAAACTAGGAATCCAATCATTGTTGGGTGTTTTTACTAATAAAGGTATTCTGCGAACTAACTGATCTATGTCTGTGGGAGCAACGGCTAACCCTTGCAAAGCGTGTTTGGATAGTTGTGGTAGGTTCTCCTTTACTCCCAAAGAAATTATACCACCATTATCTTCGCCCATAACAACTGTGCCTGGTGTGTTGGGATAATTACCCTTACCATCTTCAAACATAGCTAAAACAGTTGGAGCAAACTCTAATGTTTCTGCAAAGATTTCATCACCGCCCAAACGATCAGCCTGAGGAAAACTGACCACCCATCCAATACCTATAGCGCCTTGGTTTATTAAATCAACTTGTATCTGTGCTAATCTTTGTCTTGGCAAGGGCCAGCCACCCTCACGCTCTATATCTGCTTCTGTGATATTTAGTATGACAAAATTACCAGATTCTTCTGGAGTCTGCACAAAAGTGTCATACACTTTTAATTTTAGTATTTCTGTTGGCGTGCTTTCAAAGATTATAGGTAGCGCAAGTATTATAAGTAATGGTAATAATAGTTTGTTCATTTAATTACTTTGCGTGATAGTAATAACACTATCACTTCCGCCGTTTATTTTTATTATATTAGATACTCCGTCTTGTATCAAAATAACTGTATAAGCATTACTGCCATCTAAATCTACTCTGACGCTTTCATTTACTTCTCTGCGTAAACTAACAACATTACCTGTAATCAAAGCAGTAATCTGTGTATCTGGATCTTTACCAAGCAAAGTACCTGCTATTTGTGTGCTAGTAGCTTGTGCTAACTGATCCTCTTCTTCTGCAACGGCTAGTGCATCAAGCACATTTAGTAAATCTTCTAAGTAGTTTACATCAAGGTAATTTATATCAAGTTCTGTAAAGTCTAAACTATCTTCTTTTAGATAATCTTCTGCAAGATAATCTATATCAAGATCGTTAAAATCAAGTACGCTATCTGTTTGTGCTGTTGTAGCTTCCTCTTCTATAACTGCTTCTTCTTTAGGTGGTGTTACGATCAACATATTATCTATAACATCAAGTGTCAGATCTAATACTACTGGTTTGGTTGGTGTTGATTCAAAAACGCTTACAGTAGTTGCCTGGTAAGGTTTGTTTAGTGTTACTGTTCCCATGCCTGTAGTTACTAATATCTCACCACTTGATAAACCATATTTATCAGGCAAGAGAATAATTAAACTACGACCAAGTTCATCAACTGTGGCCGTAAAATCAGTTCCACGAATAGCTATATTTGCTGTAGGTGTTTTAAGTTTAATGTTTTGTTTGTCTATACGATTTAGATTTCCTGTGATGAATCTGGCTGTACCAAGTCCAAAGGTAAGTGCCATCTTTGATTTACTTGGGTCAGGATCATAGATATATTCATCTATTAGCAGTTCTGAAAACTCTGTGAGTTTTACAACAGAATCATCTAAAAAGGTGATAGCCATACGGCCATTTTTTGTTATCGCTTCATCATTACTTTGTATAGCAAAATCAAGATCAGCATTGTAGGTTTTATCTCTGACTATTTGCGCCGAGCCGTTAAGTTCAGATATATCCCCAATACTAGCAGCTTGTGCTTGTACCTTGATCGTTTTGGATGACGCAAACAGTAGAAGCAGCAGTACCAGAAACGGATATAATTTTAAGCCAGTCATTATCTTGTGTACTCAGTTGTGAGATATTAAAAGTTCTTGAACCGCCAGTATGATCTAACCAAAAATATCCACCTGCTGAGGCATTAACACCTGTACCTGTATAAGTTACTGTATTATCAGAGCCATCTATATCCATGTAGTTAGTAGCACCATCAATATTTATATTTGATGTAACTGTGTTATTTGAGCCATTAATAATCCAGTCCAAGTCAAGTGATGCAGCTAATGCTGTTGTACCTTGATTTAATGTAAATGTATTACCGCTACCTGTTACATCAACATTTTGGTTTGAGCCGTCAGCACTATAAGTATCTGTAGGATCTACCTGGATAGTAAATGTGTTAGTGCCGCCATCAAACTCGTAGAAACCTGTAAATGTGTCAGCAAATATATCACCAAGAAATTTGTTAGTTGCACCAATCATGTTGATATCTAAAGTCATAGTGTTTCCATCCAAATCAAATGCGTTTACACTACCTGCTGTGGAGTTAAGTCCACCAATAATATTAGATATACCTAGTTGTTCTAGGTCTATATTTGCACCAGTACCAGACTGATCTACATATATTTCGTTGTCAGCCGCGTAACTTGTCCATGCACTCAGCATCACAAGTAGGCTTATCAATTTTATTTTCATCATGTAATTCTACTCCTTGGTCTGTATTTTGTAAAATCCAAAAACCCCGATCATAACCAGACTGAATTATTTCTAATACACCGCCCTCAATCGCTTTCATTAGTGCTATAGTTGATGATTCATTTCGCGCGTTTCCTAGTTCTATTTCTACAAGTTCGGTATTTGCTTCAATAAACCTAAATACATCCTCAGATTTACCATAGCTAAATATAGTCTTTTGACTTAATACTTCAAGCAATACTTCGCCTGTAGCTACAGACACCATTCTAAGCGAAACTGTAATATTATCCTCTCTATACTGTACGCTGTTACCAATTCCTAAGTATCTAGCACCTATACCACCAGATTCTAGGTTAGCTTCGTAAGATATAACAGCACCCTCTATCAATATACCAGCAAACAATAAAGGTCTTAGTGCTTTCTTTTTCTCTTCTTCAGTTGCGGTTTGCTCTCTTGCGGATCTTATAAGCTGTCGTTCTTTGGTTAGGTTATCTAGTCCTACTCTTTCAACTACCCTAAAAAACTTTCCGTTACCAGCGTGTTTTAAGGCTCTTATAAGTAGTGCGTTTGGTTGTTGTGTTATGGCCGTGCTAAATAAAGCAAACTCGCTGTTGCTTTTTCTTTGACCAGTTTGATCTGTAAAAGCAGTTGGATATACAGCAACAACAGGACTAACCTGTGGTATAGGTACATTTTTAAGTTCTACAGATTGTAGATCTTGTATTGATACTATGTCTTTGCTTGAAAATCTTTGTTCGTAAGTATCTTCGTACTGGTCAAATATAGAACAGCTAGAAAGTGAAAGTACCAATAGGTATTGTAATTTCTGTAACTGTGCCATCTGCTTCTGTTATTTTTAAGGTTAATGTTACGCCATCACTTGTATATTCAATAGTGTTGCCCTCTAGTGTTATTGTACCTGCATTTTGTGGCGTTTCTCCAAACAGATTGTTGACCAACTGCCTAGACAACTCTGCATATACTCTTGATTCTAGGTTACGCATAAACCTAGCTAATGTGCTGTTTTCTTTTTCTCTTTCTATTTCATCTTGTAAGGCTTTGATTTCTTCTTTGATAGTTAGCTTACGGCTAAACTCTTGGTTCTCTATTGTTAGATAATGAGAGGATGTACCTACACCATTAAAACTAGGTGACTTAAACTTGTGTACTATTTGGTCTGCTTTGACATTTTCTACAAAAATTCCAACACACAAAAGTATGCCTATAACAGCAACTATTTTAATTATTGTATCTTTTTCTTTTTCCGAAAATTTAATCTTTCCTTTGGTCATCTCTTTCTGCCTTTGCTATTTTTTCTATATCAACTAAATTTGGTACGCCTAACAAAGTTTTTAACAACACATCTTGTCTTATACTTTGATTGTCAACGGCTCTTACTCTGTCAATTAGACTGACAATAATGCCATATTGACTATCTAACTTTGTGCTGACTCGCTCTTCCATAGTGTCCAAGCTAGTCTGGACTTTTTCATCTAAGGTATCTAACTTAGTTTCCATACCATCAATGATTCTGTTTATCAGTTTCCAAACAAAAACTCCAAGACCTAAAGCTGCGGCTATCGGGAAGCCAACTTCGGTAATAAGAGCAACAGCATCACTCATTTATGAGTTTTTATAACTTCAAAGTCTGCTGTTTGTGAAGCGCCTTTGTGTGGCACAAACTTACCTTTGTTTTTCATCAACTTGTAAGATTTACCAACTTTCATAAAGTGGTAGCCTTTTGGTGCTTTTACTTTCATTACTTTTTCTTTTTCTTTTTAGTTCTTAGTTTTGCAAAATCAGCCCCAGTAATTTTATTACGAGGTTTTGCTACCCGAGCAAGTTTTTTTTGTTTTGGTGAATATTTTTTAAAAGGCATGATTATTTACCCTTTTTCTTTTTGCCTTTTTTCTTTTTAGGCTTCATTGGTTTTCCGTATCCGTATCCTGGCATGTTACTTCTCCTTTTTCTTTTTAGTTGTTTTTTTAACTCTAACAGTTTTATAAGCCTCATTCACCTTTGGTGTGGACTTATCGTCAGGTATGTATTGGCCTTTTTTGTTTCTGGTTCTAACTTGTACCTGTTCTGTTTTAGTTAGTTTACCCCATAAGTTACTAAAAAATTTCATAATATTACTCCTATTTTTTTTTAATAATGGTTTTTACATTTGTTGGTTTACCACCAACGCCTTGTTTTACAGCCCGCTTTCTTCTTACTGCACTAGCTATTTGTTTTCCAGTCATCTTAGCAGCTTTTGCTTTGGGTACACATTTCGGATATTTTCTTTTGCGATCAGATTTAAGTTTTGATCTACCACATTTTTTATAGCCACCACCTTTTTTAGGTGCGCCAATATCTACCCATTCTTCTTGAAACCACTCTTTCAGTCCTTTGGCCATTATCTATACCCGCCGCCTCTTTTCTTATATTCACGAACTAACCAAGCATTTGCATAAGCACTTGGATAAACTTTGAACTTTCTTTTTGCTTCAGCCTTTACTCTGGAATATAGACTAGGGTTTGTAGGAGTTGGACCTTTTTTCTTTTTTGCCATAATAATTTACCAGTTTTTACAAGACCAATATCTTGCGGTTAGTTTACTTGGTGGACTTGTGTCACACTTATGTCTAGCCCTAAAAGATTTTCTTCTGGCAGGACTGTTTTTTTTGATTTTCATGTTTGGATCGCCAAAACGAATAAGTTTTGTTTTGTCACCTTGTTTTGCTAGAACAGCAAACTTCTTTGATTTACTAGGCGTTCTTTTGGGTTTGTTGTAACCGCTAAATCTTTCGCCTCTGTATGTAATCGCCATTAATGTAACCTCTGTTCTTCAATAAAAATCACTTTTGAATCTTCTTTTATCTCACCCCCAGATAAAATTGTCAAAATTTGTAACGCATGATTCTCGTCTTTGGCCATTATATCTCTTGCTATATAAACTAGATCGCCCTCGCGAACTTCTAAATTATATATTTTGTGTTGGCACATTATTTGTAAACAGTCCTTGGGCTTGATTCTTTGCAGTCTGTCTTATGACTTCACGATCTCGCTCCATAATAGCGTTGATTTCAGCGATATTGACTTGTGATCCGTACTTACCTTGCAGTTCTATTGCTTTCAATCGGATCTGGGCTTCTTCTATATCCCTTTGTCTGTCATCATCCATTATGATTTTCATTCTGTCTGTTTCAGCGTCTATGATTGCTTTTTGTGCTAAGTTTTGCGCTTTTTGTGCTTCAGCAGTAGCTAAAATTTCTTCCGCAGACGGCTTTTGTGCTTCTGGCGGGGTGGGTGGTAGTGGCGGAACTTCTGTATTTATAAACGATTGTGCGTCTTGGAAGCCTGCCATTTCGATCATTCTGGTCAATGTATTGGCATATTGTTGTAAACTTACCAAAGGATTACTAGGTCCTAGTGTTGTCATTATTTGTTCTTGTTTGCCTGCTAAAGAACTAAGAACTTGAAACTTTTCTTCATCAGATGACTTAGATATAGCCACATTTACAACAATATCCTTGTCATTATCCCAATATCTAGGATCAACTGGCACAAATTTGCCGTTTAATCTAAACACATCTTGGGCGTTTTGGTGCTTAACTACCAATGAATTGACTGTTTTGAACATGGTTTTAAGACCGCCCTCTGCAAAATGCCTGCATATTAGTTCTACTCTGCCTTGCGCACCGCTCATAGTTGCTGATACAGCTGCTTTTGTCGTAGATTGTAGGGCATCTGCGTTCAATCCAGCACTAGCCTTTGATACGCCAGTTCTGTTTTCTTTGGCTTCGTCTAAATAACCTAGAACAGGAAAAGCCTCTTTACCCACAAAAGGTACAGCAAAAGGTTGCACCATGCCTGGCGCTCTCATTCTTATTGGTTGTCCTATGTCTGTGTTAAGTACATCATCAATATTAACTTGACCCTCAACAATACCCATTCGTGGGAAGATTGAATGACCAAGCGAGTCTAAAGTATCACGCATAATCTGTGATTTAGCTGCCTGTATCGGTTTAAGATAGTCAGCTGGACATGAGCCAATAGCTGTATGCGGTTCTGGATCAGGACAGAACATACATATTGGTAGTTCATCCCATTGTTCTACCATCAAAACATGAAGTCCGTCACCAACAGTACACACTCTTACACGCTCGTCTATGCCGTCATTGTCAAAATCATAAAATAAATAATGCTCAACATACAAGACATCTTTGCCACCAGCATCATTTCTATCTGGGTAAACTAAATTGTCATAAGGGTTTCTAGCTTCTTGTTCTTCGTAGCTTTGCGGATCAAGTGCGCTACCGCCATAGCCAGCATATTGCATCATTTCTTCTTGGTCATACCCCATAGCAACTAAATCAGATACAGACTTAATCATGCGGTGTGCAACATAAGATGAAGATTCTAAATCTCGTGCGTGTCTTGATATTAAGATCTCTTCTGGTGGTATTGCTTCAATACACACTTGATCTTTTGGCATGAGCCGTCTGATAGTCATGTCGTAACTGGTAGGTATTTCCTGAGTAACCTCTTCTTGGGTTACAGGATCAATCGTAGTAATAGATTCTTTGGTAGCTTTTTCTTTTAGTACCTCTACGTTTTTATCAAGTATCAAGGCTTGATAAGACTGCGGATCTAAGTCTGTGTATTCGTGGGTGCTAGCCATAACACTGTCATCCCAGAACACTTTAACGAAGCCTGTCTTTCTCACAAGCGCGTCTTTAAATACTTCATACAAAACTTTGAAACCAGGGTTCTTTTGTTGGATGATGTAGTTGATATAGTCTGTTTGTTGTTCTGCTAGTGGTATATCTTCTGGACCTTTTGGCACAAACTCTACAATTTTTTTAGTGCCAAAGAATGTTCGCATAATGGAGGGCAACATAAACAATACGCTCTCTCTAACATCTGTTGACACAAACTCAGACTGCACACTTGATGTGCTGCTTGGCTCTGTACCTAAATAATATTCTGTTGATTCGGCTCTGTCTGCGCCTACTTGATGTATGAAGTCTTTGGCATCATCCATTTCTGATTTGATGACACCAACAAGGTTGAGCATATTTGTTTCTTCCTCAACAGCAGCTTTCATATCTTTTTCTTTAATTTTTTCTGCCATGTTACCCTACTCGTATAATTCGTGATTTAAGTGGTTTTTTAAAATTATACCCTAAAAAACTTGTGCTACCACCAAAACTTGCAGCTGAACTTGCCATAGTCAAAGCCAGAGCGTCAGCCTTATCAGGGGATTTAATGCCACGCTTACGCATTTCTTCTTTGGACTCTATTTTAATTTTGCCTGTAGAAGTATATTTATACAAAGGCGCAGCAAGTTCAGCTACCAAGTCGTCATCTACGGGTAATCTACAGTCGCGTTGTGAAAGATAATCTTTGATCGCGAACCATAACTCAGCACGCAAATTCAAATAATTTTTTTTACTTGATGGTGCTTCGGCAACATTGATACCGCGCACGGGTAAGTTTTGTTCTGCCAGTCTGTCCACCACGCCCGCGCCGAGTCCAATGACATCAATCAATATTTCTTGTGGTCGCTCTATCGCGGTGCAGTCGTCATACTTATTTTTTATTACGCCGCATAGTTGCATCAGATCCATAGACTTAAACGAGGTTATTTCCATAACATGGTTTCCTTGTCTGACACATAGCGCGGAGTTGTCACCGCCAAAGCGCGCGACATCCAAGCCCCAGATAATTGGTTCGTTGGCAGCAAGCGCAACATCCCTGTCAATCGCGGACTTGATAAGATCCATTGCTATTACTGTATCGTCATCAGCTTTTGGAAACTCGCCCATTACCTCCACGCGCGCGACAGTTGAATCTTCGCCATACTGCTCAATCATCTTTTGAAATAACTCTTTGTCTGTACCCTCAACATTACGCGAATCTATTTGTTGGTTTTTCCAGAAAGAGCGCTTACTGTTGAAACTATCGTAGAAAGGCCCTGTGTTTCTTCTAGGGTTAGAGAATGTAAACCAATACCTGTTTCGCGTGGGTTCTGAGAAGAAACCCTCTGATACGCTGTAGATGGGAGCGGGGATACCAGATGCTTCATCCATGATTAAACAAACGCCGTATGACGAGTGGATGCCTGCAAACGCGTCTGGATTCTCCTCGCTCCAAAGTTGTGCTTGCGCGTAATAGTAACCTGTATCTATTTTTAAGTCTTTGATAAGTGCATCTTCAAACCACCCTGCTGGTTTTATCGTGGTGGCTGTTTTGGTAAACCAATGCGAGTTGATTGCGAGTGTGAGCCATTTACCAAGTTCCGCCCATGTTCTTGATCTAAGCTGTTGTTCTGTGTTGGCTGTAACAATTATGGTTGATCCTAGTCTGGTAGAAAGCATCCACATAATAATCCAAGCTACCAAAGCTGATTTACCTATACCACGGCCAGAGGCTACAGCAAGTCTAAACATTTCTGGTAAATCAAGCGCGTTGTTGCGCTCTATGTGTATTGCCATTTCTCGCAAAATTTTTTCTTGCCACTTCCTTGGTCCACTAAAGTTTTCAAGGGGGGTGTCCTTTTGTTTCCATGGGAACACATACTTGACAAAGTTTACTGGATTATCTTTGATTGGTCCTGACCAGATTTCGGTCATCAATTCTTTTTCTTGTTTTACTCCGTATTTCATAATAAAAATTTAGTTATAGTGTTATACATATATCGCACCCCCACGCGCAATCAAGGGGGGGTAAATTTGCATCTGTAAGAGAGAATTGCATATTAGTTAAGAGGGAGAAAAAACTAACATTACAAACTTACCCCGTATTATCTATATCGCTACCGCTTGCGCGCTTGCGCGGGGGTAACTCTGGCGTTGGCGCGTGATCTATGACGCGCGCGCGTGCGCTGTCCAGGATGCCAGCTAAATTTAAGTTATGATCTACTTGCGTTTTCTCGGCCCAAGTATCGCGATCAGCTGACTTTAAATAGAATTGAATTGAGTTGAAGTCTCCGTCCTCTATCTTTTCCATTAGCTTACTCGTTGCCAACTGTAAACCTTTCGCTCTTCCCCTGGCCAAACTATCCGATAATTCAGAATTTTTTTTGTTTCTATGTTTGTTGAATGTATCCCAACCAACACCAATAGACCTGCAAATATCCATGATACCAAGATTTAAACTAGCCAGATATTCGACCCTTGCATGATCAATGATGATAGGTTTGCGTCCGCGTTTTTTAGGTGTTTTTGTTGTCATATTCCGATTAATTATATCTTATATAGCCTGTTTTTATGCTATTTATAAAGAAATATACATAAATATTGAGGATTATTGTTGACAATAGAGTAATTGTATGGATAATGATACTTACATATTAATTAAACGGAGAACTAATATGAAAACAATCAAACTTACTGACAGACAAATAGATGTACTTGTTGACTCATTAATATATATGGGTACTGAATGGGCGTATTCTTCTGATCCTGAAAGTCTAAATTCTCATTACATACAAGATGATGAAAGAAAAGAATTACGAAACAAAGTCAGAATTGCCAGAAACATTATGGCCAAATTAGGTTACAGCAAAAACAATTTTTAAACGGAGAATAAATATGAACGAAACTTACACAGAAGATTTAGGACAATTTGGTTCTAGAGAACTTAAAGAAGCAAGTAAATTAATATTAGCTATTGATAATGGATTACCAGATGATTTTTATAATGATGATATAAAAATAGGATTTAATAAAGTTTCTGGTTATGTATTTTTAACAAATGCTGATTTACAAGTAGCTATGTATGATTCAGAAAGTGATGAATTATATAGTCATTATTCAACACCATACGAGGGCAAAGAGGGATCTTATGAGGAACTATTACAAGAATATGATGATATGCACCCAGAAGATCAAGAGTTTATGAATGAAATTAAGCAATACAATAGAGAGGTAACCAATGGCTAACCCAAAACACATAAGCACGCACATAAACAACTGGTTTAAGGCTAGGTTCTTTAACCACCTACTACACAAATACAAAGCCAAGTCATTACATGACTTGCATGTAAGAATGTTCAACGAACTAGAACAAGAAATCTATTTTAAGATCATAAACAAAAAGCGAGGTAATTAATTATGGAAAAATCATATAGTTGGTTAGAGTTAGCAAATATGCCAGTATGTTGTATGTGTTGTGGCAGTAGAAATGTAGATGAGCAAAAAGACAAATGTTTAGACTGTGGTTCTACTGAGGGATTATGGGCAGATGAAAGAACAAAGGAGCAAGACTAATGAAAACATTAGACCGCAGAAGAATAGCTAAACACTTGCGCCATTTACCAGACTGGCGCTTGAAATGTTTATTATATTTATTTAGAGCGCGCTAATGTCTAAAGGCTCACAACCAAGACCGCACGACAAAGATAAGTTTAATAAGAACTTTGATTTAATATTTAACAAAAGAAAGGGAGTAAAGAAAAGTGATAACAAAAAAACAATTAGAAAATAATAACTGGACTGTCTTACCAAAGGGAGTTTGGTTTGGCGTTGACTATGCTGAATCTCACAAAGTAAATGTATTAGATATACTTACTGATTTATTAGATTTAGATACAAACGCAGAGGGATACAATTTTGTAGTATGTGCATATAAGGAAGAAACAAACCATGACAATGCTTAACTTCCTCTGGGATATATTCATAGCTTTTGCGGTAGTCTTATCGCTCACGGCCATAATATTAGTAGTTATAGATCGGAGATAAACAAATGCGCGGGTAGGTTAATTAACTCCGTATGTATAAACTAATTAGCCACCTCTTTGCCCGCGCGCCTTACCGCACACCCCCGCACAACTACTCGCGCACCAGGTCAATTAAACCAACCAATAAAAAATGTTTCCTACCTTTCGCTTGCGAGCGCCTGAGTCTTTTCTGCTCACCCTCTAACACACACCAGATAATTTCTTGATCTATTAACTCACCCACACCGCGCCCCGCAGTTTTTCTATTTACCCCTGTCATCTTTGCATAGTAACTTATCGCATCATGCGAGGACCAAGTTTCATAACGCCAGCGCTCGCACAAAGCCCACAACATTAACTTCGCGCCTACGCTCAACTCCGTCCTCCCGCACTCGCGCCTAAACCAGGCCCACACAATTGATCTTACCCGCGAAAAATCATTGTCCTTTCGCGCAAGCGCTATCGGAACTAACGTGCCTTTGCCCTCTGCTTCCGCGCGCGCTGTGATCCACCAATGTTCCTTATCAACTGCATTAAATCTTTTCATACTTCTTTTCTCTGTGCGCCTCCGCGCCTGGAGT